AACGTGACCATCATCGGGCCGAACGATCCGAGCGCCCAGCGGGCGATGCAGGAGTTGCTGGCGAAGGCGAATAGCCGAGGGAGGGTGGGCTGATGGCGAGTCTCTCATTCAACGACAGCGCGGGCGTGACCGGCGCGGCGGGCGTGGTGACGCTCGACAACGGGATGACGGCGGCGGCGATTGCGCCCGCGTCTCGGTTCGCGGATTGGGTGCCGTTTCAGCGGCCGATCGGACCTCGGGCGATCTCGCTTGGGACGGGGGTGCCGTCGCAGTTTCGGTTCCGCACGGACTACGGGGCGTCCTTCACGATGAACGACATCCCGAACACCGCGATGACCGCGATGCTGCGGACGCAGGACTGGCTCTTGCGCGGGAACGCCATCACGGTGACGACGAGCGACAACGCCTTGCGGGTCTACACGGCCTACATCGGTCCCGAGCAGGACGTCGGGATCGCCTTGCAGGACAAGACGGCGCTCTTGTATTCGATGACCTTCGTGCTGATTAACAGCGCGGCGGCTCCGATGCTTTGCCTCTACGACTGACCCTGACCTGACAGCCGATGCCTGACCAAGCCTATCGCTTACGGATTCGGAACGCCGCTGACTCGGCGGACGCGCTGGTCCTGACCTCGATTGCCGGGGGGACGAACCCCTACATCGCCAGCCCCCCAAGCGGGGACGGACAAGAGGTCGACCTGCTCACGGGCGCGGTACGCACGGGCGCGTATGTGGTCGAGGTGGTCGACGTGGCGACCGGGACGGACGGGACGGGCACGATCCGCGTCCTGACGAACCAACTGAACGACTCCTCGGCGAGCACGGCCCGCCCGCACCTGCTCTCCCGTCGGGCGTTCGTCGAGATGTCGACCAACGGTGGCGGCTCGTGGACGGCGTGGTGCGCGGGCTACATCTCGAACATCCGACAGATCGACGCCATCCGATACGCCGTGACGGTGAGCAACACGCGCCGCATCGAGCAGACGGAGCGGGTCTTTACGTGGCAGAGCAAGGCGGAGCGTGACGCCTTCCCGAAGCGTGGGTGCATCTTCGGTGGCCCCATCATCGGCGGGCTCGGGGGCGGCACGACGCGGACCATTGACTCCGGCGGCTGGACGTACCAGTACAAGGCGACCACGGGCACCTCGACCCCGGTGGCGGGCGACACGCTGGCCCTGTCCTACGTCTCGGGCGCGTTCTATCCGCTGTTCGAGCAGAAGAAGGTGCCGGGGCCGAACCAGAACGCCCAATGGTGGCGCTCGGTCAAGCCGTACCTGAAGCGGGTGAGCGGGGACGCCTCGGCGTCGGGGGCCGCGTTCACCTATCTACAGGGCTCGGAAGTCTTTGCGATGCCGGACTTGACGGCGATCGTGACCGACCCGGCAACCGGCAACCAATGGCTCGGCGAGGTGCGGGCGATTAACCTCGGCCCGTCGCAGGCGGTGGCGGCGGAGTCGCGGCTCGGTCTGAACGACCAGAACCTCTACGTCAAGCTTTACGCGCCCGATACGACGTGGCCCACGCTGCCGTCGGCGAATACCGCGCTCCGAGTGCGGGTGGTGACGCGGCAGGTCGCGGAGGCATCGCCGGTCTATATCCAGACGCATCCGGCAGACCTTGCGAAGAAGCTCTACGAAATCATCAACATCCCGGTCAACACCGCCGCGTATAACGCGGTCGTGGACGCGCTCGGGGCGAACCTTCGCGTGACGTATCGCATCACCGCCGCGCAGACGATGGCGGAGTTCCTTGAGCAGTCGGTGTTCGGGCCATTCGGCTTTGCGGCTCGTATCAACGGGTCGGGCGAGGTCGAGTTCTTTCCGACGCGGGTGCTGAACTACACGGCCCCGACATACACCATCGGGACGAACGACATCGTGGGCGACGAGCCGCCGACAATCTACGACTTGGACGAGGGCACCGTCGTCACGGGGTTCACGCTCACGCAGAGCGTCCTGACGGCGATGACCAACTTCGACTCGGACGACACGGCTCCCGCGCCGGACGGGATGGTGGCGACCGAGCAGACCCTCGAGTACGCGAGCGGGGACACTTCGACCTACTCGACGCGGGTGGTGTCGTACAACGTGCCGGGAATGGTGACGGACGCGGAGTCGTTCGTCTCGACGTTCACGGACTGGTCGCGTGGCGTGGTGTTCGAGGGCTTCAACCGCTTCGGGCGTGGGGCGGTGAACTCCGAGGTGGCGGTCCTCCGCACGGCGGCGGCCGCGGCGGCGCAGGTCGGCGACTTCGTGTACCTCAACGCCAGCTACTACCCGAACCGCAACTACCGCATCGGCGAGAGCTCCGTCGGGTCGCGGGTGGCGCAGGTGGTCCGGCGCGAGGAGCGGCCCGAGGCGGTCGTGTTCAAGCTGGTCGACGCGGGTGGGTTCGTCCAGCCCGCAACGGCGGCGACGGTCTCGCTCGCGGTCTCGACCGCCGATCCGCGTCGGGTGGCGCAGTTCACTATCACGAACGCAGCGACGCTCAACTCGGGGAGCATCGGGGTCGCGGTCGAGTGGGCGACCGGGGCGAGTGCGCCGACGGGCAACGGGAACCTGTTCACGCGATACGCGCCGGGGGCGGTCCCGACGGGTGCGGTGCAGTTGCCAGCGGTCAAGCTCGGGGCCACGACGGTCCACGTCCGGGTGCGCTCGGAGGTGCCGGGCATCTTCCCGAGCGCGTGGTCTGGCTGGCAGACCGTGACGCTGAACGCGTGGACGGCCCCGACGGGCGTGACCGTGGGGACGTTGACGAACGAGACGGCGGCAGTCTCGTGGAGCCTGAACACGAACACGACGGACGCGGTGGACGTCTATGTGGCACCGGGGTCGGTGGCCCCGAGCGACTGGACGCCGTACCGCGTGAACACGTTGCCGGAGGGGACGACCTCGACGCTGCTCACGGGGCTCTCCGCGTCGACGGCCTACATCGTGGGCGTGGCGTTCCGCGATCGCGTGGCGAACGTGGCGATGACGCCCGTGACGGCGACCTTCACGAGCGCCGGGACGACGACGGGGACGGCGGATCGTCCGGCAGGCTTGCAGGTCATCGCGGGCGTGGATGACGCTAATCTTCCGCAGGGCGTTGTGCTCGCGATTTGGCCGTCCTCTGGCGCGGTCACGACCATCCTTGAACGGGCTCCTAACGTTGCTGGCGTACCGGGGACGTACGCGGAACTCGCGATCCTACCGGGAACGGTGACGTCCTACGTCGACTATCTGCCGAAAGACGGCACGACCTACTGGTATCGCATCAAGCACCGCACCGCTGGTAAGGCGGACTCGGCCTACATCCCGGCGTGGACATCGCCGGGGCCGACGACCTATCAGGGCGTCAGCGCGATTGCGACGGGTGTGCCACCAGTTGTGGATGCGGTCTTGCCGCAAGAGCCGATTATTGTCCCGTCGAGTGCGTACATCAATGTCGGGTCCCCGCAGTTTAATCTCGACTTGACGTACACGGACCCACAACATCGCATTGCGTTTTTCGAGTTTCGCGATCGGTCGCGCACGACGAAAACGTGGGGCGCGTGGTCGGCGTGGACAGCGTACAACAAGGATGTCGCCAGCCGAACGTCTGGCACGTTTTCCAGCATTACTGGGCTGGCGACTACGACGACTATCTATCAGGTCGAGTGGCGCATCTATGGCTCTGATGCGTATGGCAACTTGTCCTATATCCGCTCGGGGAGTACCGAGTGGCCGCAGAACTACGGGCAGAACAAGCCCATCATCAAGGTGCAGAAGCAGGGCTACAACGCGGGCACCGGCAAGTACGAGGTCTGGTGGCGGTATTTCTTTGATCGCGGCAACTCGACGCTCGACGAGGACGGCGACCAGAACACGCAGCAGACCTTCACCACGCAGGTTATCGCGGCCTCGGTGAAGGACCAGAGCGGCACGACGGCGACCAACGTGGTGACGAGCGGCACCAAGACGGCGGACGGCTGGAAGGCGACGTGGGACTCGACCGCGTCGCAGGCGTGGGTCTACGAGATTAGCGTCGACACCGCAATGCCGACGCAGTATTACCTGCAATACCAAGACACGGACGTCTTGGACGAGCAGTTGGTTGCGCCGACAACCGGACAGACGTTTACGGGTCCGGCGAGCGGAGGCGGTGGGGGATCTGGCGATGTGGTGGGCGATGATACGTCCACGACCGTGCAAAACATCGTGGCGTACAATACCACGGGCGGAAAGAACATCACCGAGTTGACGGGGACGCAAGGCGACATTCTGTATCACAACGGCACCAGTTGGGCCAAGTTGCCCGCCGGGACGCTTGGGTATGTGCTGGAAACGAACGGGGCCGGAGCAAACCCGTCGTGGGAAGCGATGACGGGCTATACCTATATCATCAAGCCGTCGGTCGCTGGGGTGCCATACCAAGAGGTCGCCAACGCTGGCCTGACCAATGACAACCACTTCTTCTTCACGGTGTCTCCCAATAATCGTTATATGGTCACAATGGACTTGGCGATTTCAGGGAATAATACAACAGGTGATTTTCAGATGGACTTCAATGTGTCCACGGGCACAATGAAGGGACGTGGCAACGTCCAGAACTTGACCGCCGCCGAAGCCATTCAAAACGTTATCATTACGGCGGCAGGCACGGCGAGCACGACAACCATCGTAACTGGGACTCCCGCTGATAATGACACCATCATCGCCATCCGTATTCAGTACGCGTTCTACTACACGTCTGGTGCGAGCGGGACGTTCCGTTTTCGCTTTGGCAATGCCGCTGCCGCCGCTGGACGTTTGAGTCGCGTCTATGCGGGGAGCGTAATGGGCTACAAGCTTCTCACCTGACCTCCATCGAGGATTAAATGCGTCTGCACCTGTTATCAATCCCGCACACTTTGACCACGAAAGACTTCGCGCATTGCGCCTTTACGCAGAAGGTGTACAAGCTCCCGCGGATGTTGCGGCCCTTGGGATACGAGGTCATCCACTACGGGGTGGCTGGGTCGGACTCCGGGGCGACGACCGATGTCATCCTGATGGAGCAGGACGAGCACCTCGACCTCTTGGGGCATCCGTATCACGCCCAGCCCAAGGGGTTCTACGGCGACGATGCGAAGGCCGATAGCCTGCTCTATCGGCAATGGAACCTCTACGCCCGCGATGCGCTCAAGGAGTATGTGCAGCCGGGCGACTGCATCCTGCTTCCGTTCGGTCACGCCCACGCCTCCGCGGTGCGGGATTTACCCGTGCTCAAGGCCGGGGCGTCCGCGATTGAGTCCGGCATCGGCTACTACGACTGCCTCCTGCCGTGGCGCATCTACGAGAGCGAGGCCGTCCGGCACGGCTGTATGGCGAAGGAGGGGCGGCACGGCGTCACGCCATTGTCGCAGCGGTTGGAGTTCGTGGTGCCGAACAGCTATGACGTGGACGAGTGGCCCGAGGGACCGGGCGGGGACGCCATCGTCTTTCTCGGGCGGCTGACCGAGGGGAAGGGGTTGGGGCGCATCTTGGAGCTCGCTCGGTTGCGGCCCAACATTCCGTTCAAGATTGCCGGGCAGGGCGACATCTCGATGTTCGGGGACGTGCCGAAGAACGTCGAGGTCTTGGGGCCGCTGACGACGGAGCGGGCGGCGTACCTCGGGCGGGCGCGGGCGATTATCGCCCCGTCGCAGTACGTCGAGCCGTTCTGCGGGGTGGTAGTCGAGGCGGCGCTCTGCGGGACGCCCGCGATCACGACGGCGTTCGGGGCGTTCACGGAGACCGTGGCGCAGGACCGCACGGGCTTCCGCTGTCAGACGACGGCGCAGTTCCTCGAGGCCATCGACCGGGTGCGGGACTTGGACCGCAAGGACATCCGGGCGCGGGCGCGTCGGTTGTATGGGATGCGCTCGGTCGGCAAGGCGTACGACGCGGTATTCAAGGTGGTGCAGGAGCGGACGGCGGCAGGGGCGTTCCCGTCAAGTGGTTGGAACGCTTGACGTAGTGCATATATATTTGACAGGTAGGTTACCTACCGGGAGGTCGTGATGGCGCAGGACAAGTCGAGCGTGATGCTCTTGGTGGCGGGCTTCTTCGGCTCGCTGGTCGCCGTCGGGAAGGCGAACCACGCCAGCTTGCGGGATAACCTGCTGGCGATCTCGGCGGGGACGTCGAGCGCCTACTTCCTGACCCCGGTGGTCTTTGAGGTGACGGGCATCTCGGCCTCGCCGAACGTGCAGTCGGGGATGGCGTTCCTCCTCGGGGTGCTCGGGATGCGGGGCGTCGAGATGCTCATCAACAAGATTTTCCCCGAGCACAAGGACGGCGACAATGCTTGACCGCGTGAACGTCCTCGCGAACGCCGTGATGACTATTGGCTCCGGCGCGTTCTACCTGATGCTCTTTAGCCCGGCGGTCAAGGCATTCAACGCCGAGGCGCAGTTCGGGCGGGTCTCGTACTGGGTGGTCCGGGTGGGCCTGTCCTTCTTCGCGGCGGGGAGTCTCCTTGCCACGCTTACGATGCCCGAGGTGTCGTGGTCGCAGTTCATTCGGAACGTCGGCACGGCGATCCTGTTCGCGTGGGCGGCGGGCTATCACGCGAAGAAGTGGGGCGTCCTCACGACTCGGAAGCGGCAGACGGGTAGCATCCCGGTCGTCAAATGAGTTGCACCCATCCGTCCCCGAACCACAACACGCGGGGCGCACAGGCGGTCAAGGTCATCGTCCTTCACGCGGACGCCAGCCCGAACGAGAAGGGGTGCCTCTCGTGGCTCCAGTCGAGCGAGTCGAAGGTGAGCTACCACGCGCTCGTCGGGCGTGACGGGAAGGTTTACACGGTGGTCCCGTATGATCGCCGGGCGTGGCACGCGGGCAAGAGCGAGTGGAACGGCCACAAGGACGTCAACGGCGTCTCGGTGGGCCTGTGTTTCTCGAATAAGAACGACGGCAAGGAGCCGCTGACCGAGGCGCAGCAGAAGGCGATGAAGGCGTTGATCGCGGACGTGCGCCGGAAGTACGGGCAGATCCCAGTGACGACTCACGCTCGCGTCGCGCCGGGGCGGAAGAACGACCCCGAGCACGTCCCCGGATTCGTCCTTGCGGACTACGAGTAGCGTGGCGCTGGCGCTCCTCCTGCTGGCGCTGGTCGCCCTCGGGGGCTGGTGGGTCGGTCGGGGGTCGGTGCCGAACTATGCGGCCCGCGTTGATAGCTTGGTAACCGTCGCCGATTCCCTGCGGGGCGTGGCGGGCCGTCAGCGGGCCGCGACCGACACGGTGGTCCTCCGACTCCGAGAGGCGGGACATCGGGCCACAGACGCCAACCTCGCGCTCGGAAACGCCCTCGACACGGCACGGGCCGCGCTCCAGACGGACTCGGTGCCGGTCTTGCGTCAGGCGTTGTCGGACGTTGTCGCACGGGCCGAGGCATATCAAGTCGAGGTCTTGACATATCAGGCGCAGGTGGACACTCTTGTCAAGGCGCACCTTGCCGAGCGTCAAGCTACCGCGCAACAGGTGGACGCGTTACAGGCGGTGGTCGACGAGCAGGCACGGGCGCTGGAGGCGGGGCGCTGCTCGACCTTTTTCGGGCCGTGTCCGACGCGGTGGCAATCGTTCGCCCTCGGGGGTCTGGTGGCCGCTGTCGTCTTGGCGCTATTGTAGGAGATGCCCTGTATGCCAGAGTGTGTGCGCGTGTTCTGCCCGTCGTGCGAGGGTGAGAGCCGCGACCCGACGAACCCCGCCTGCGAGGATTGTATGTGCGGGGGCCACATCGACATCAACCGCAACGCGGACGGGTCGGTCCCAGCCTGTCATCCCGACGGACGGGTGGTCCGTGAGTGGGTCGATCGCCTGCTCCCCGAATGGGTGCTCGCAAAGACCTGACCGCGTGGACCCTCCGCGAGCTTGAGCGGCTCGCGTCCCTCTCCGCGCAGGGGATGGGGGCGGCGGTCGTCGCCGAGACGCTCAACCGAGAGTTCCATCAGGGCGTCCCGATCCGCACCATCTCGGCGGTGCAACTCAAGCGGGGGAAGCACGGCATCAAGGTCGCCGAGCGTCCGAAGGGCGTGACCCCGGTGACGCAGCGCGAGCAGTCGGTTGAGCAGTCGGCGGGGACGGACGGGATTGTGGCGCGGGCGAACGGCTCGCGCATCAAGACGGTGGACGACCTGCTCCGACATATCGACGCGGACCTGACGCGCTACGAGGTCGCGGAGTCGCAGGCGACCAAGTACGAGGTGGCGACCAAGAGCCCCGAGGGTGAGGTCGAGACGACCGAGCTCCACCGGGTCTACGTCAAGCTGAAGCCAAAGGCGGGGCCGTCGACGTTAGAGCAGGTCGAGGCGGTGCTCGCGGGCGCGTTCGCGTCCCGGCACCCGGTGAGTGCGCCCCGGCCAAAGCCCGTCGCGTCGGACCTCCTGCAAGGCGTGGTCATCGCCGACCCGCACATCGCGAAGCTCGCGTGGGGCGAGGGGACTGGAACCGAGAGTTGGGATACTAACAAGGCCGTGGTTACCGTGCGCGACGGTGTTAGTGCGATGCTCGAGGCGGGAAACGAGCGCAAGGTCGGCCAGCGTCACTTCTGGCTTCTCGGTGACTACTTCCACCACGACGGGCAGGGCGCGACGACGAAGGGGACGGTCTTGGACTACGACACCCGCGTCCAGCAGATGTTGAAGCGCGGGACCGAGGTGTTGTTCGACCTGATTGCGGCGAGCGCCGAGCGGGTGCCGACGAAGGTCATCCTCGTGCCGGGGAACCACGACCGCACCCTGACGTGGGCGTTGCAGCGCATCCTCGTGTCCGAGTTCCGGCACCACAAGGGCGTGACGATTGACGACAGCCACACGACGACCAAGTACCTGCGGCACGGCAAGGTCTTGATCGGGCTCGACCACGGTGACAAGGGGAAGAAGCGACTCGCCGAGGTGATGGCGGCGCAGTGCGCGGTCGAGTGGGGCCAGACCATCTACCGGGAACTCCACACGGGCCACTTGCACGGGAAGGCGGCGATCGAGACGCACGGCGGGGTGACGGTCCGCACCCACGCGGCGTTGTGTCCCCCGGACCAGTACCACGCGGACGAGAAGTTCTCGGTGAGCCCTCGGATGATCGAGGCGTTCGTGTATCATTCCGGGGGGGCGCTGGTCGGCTCGGATGCGTGGAGTCCCGACCTGCACCGCGCCCCTCGACGGGGGACGATATGAGCGCGGAGTCTGTCAAGCCGGTGGTCTGTCGAACGTGGTCACCGAT